ACAAGCGATGAAGGTACACTTGCTTTATTAGGGAATGATTTAAGTTATTTAGATTCTGCTGAATGGTTAGGAACAAATAGTTCTTCATTATCAGTGGTTCCGGTTGGAGAAGTACAAGCAGTATGGTATGACACTATTAGATTACACCTAAGAACAGGATATTCATTTAATGGAAGAGGATATGAAGGTTTTAATTTTAAAGTAAAGGCAAAAAGACAATCTGGAGAATATGGATATCTTACGTCTTTAGTGTATTTAAATTCATCAAATTACGAGGTTCAAAACCCTCAACCATTCACACTAGCAGATAGTTCTTTCTCAAAATACATTGAAATTAAAGTTCCATCTTTAGTTCATATGAATGATCCTGCAAAAAATGAAGAATTTGCAACAACATTCTTTGGAACAGGACAGGATAATTTAATAACATCAAGCAACTACGAAATTGAATTAGGATTAATTAAAACAGTAAAGACTGTTGATGGTTATGATTATATAGAAATAGCAGATCAAAAGACTCTAACATTATCACAAGAAGATGAGTTTGTCGATATTGCAATTAACTTAAGAGAATCAACAAGTGGTGATTTCTTTGAGTTCTTCGGAACAAAGGATGGATCAACTGCAGGATTTGAAAACTATATCAACGGAATGATTCAAGAATCTGGAGATGATATCAGTGTATTCTATGATGTTGAGGTAAGTGAACAATTAGGTTTAAATTATTTAAGCACATATTCAACAAGTTTTGTACAAGTTACAAACTTCGATGTTCCATTAATATATAGACCGGTAATTTTAAATTCTGGAGTTTCAAGTAACTTCTTATTAACAGTTGCTATGAGAATATATAACGAAACAGATAACACTCAAATAGTAAAATATGCTTCTTTAGTTTATAATAAACCAAAGAAGTACGGAAAGAGAATGTCTAAGATTAACTTAAATGGTAATTATGGACCAACTCTAATATACAACAAACTATCAAACACTGCAGTAAATAGAGAACTTAATCAATTTATAAATTCATCTAAATCAGTAGTTGGAGAAACAAAATATGTTTCAGTTGCTTTAGATACTTATGGTATATTGGCAGGTTCAACTAATATAACTTTAGAAGCAACTTCTGTTGCAGCAACAAACGATATAGATTATAAAGTAGAGGGAGAAGCAGAAATTACACTTTCTAAAGTATCAGATAACTTTATTAAATTTAGTATTGCAAAACCTAAAGGAGATAGCTTAGAAGCTATAAGTTTAGTTAATGCTGAAGATATTATTTTAATTATTAAGAGTGGAGCAATAGAACAACAAGTATACCATGATCCAACATTCCCAGATATTGATTTAGGAAATGGGGAAGTATTATTTAAAGTAACTAAAGCTATTGCAGCTAGATTTGATCAAGCAGATACTAACACAAATCCTGATAAATTCTATATTAATTTAAAGAATGGAGCAACGGAATCTATGTTGTATTATGGAAAAGTAAAAATCGTATAATGATATTAAATAGTAGAAATAATTTATTTAACTTTAAGTTTCCTAGGACATTTATTCCTAAGGAAGTTGCTGACAAATATAGAAAGTATTTAAATAGAATGCCAGGTAATTTAATAACTGAGCCAATCGACTTTATTAATTATTCTATACAAGGTGTTGCGCTACCAGGATTATCATTTGATCCTATTGAACAATCACCAAACGACGGAACTGTAACATATCACAGAGGTTCAGTACCAATTCAAAATACTATTGAAAGACAATTCACGATAGAAATGCAATTGTTAGATGGTTTTATTAACTATTGGATAATGCAAGACACTTTATTATATTATTATTCAAAGGATGTTAGAAGACCTTTTTTAGATGATTTAAAATTACAGATATTAGATGCTGAAGGAATTCATGTTATGAGTGCTGTTTTTGAAAAGCCAATTATGAATTCAATAACTGAGCTTGAATTAAACATGAGTTCAAACATTGCAGAATTTAATACATTTACCCTTAACTTCTATTATAACAAATTTAACTTAAAGTTAGAAATAGATTAAAGATATATAATTATATGAAAACATTTTTAGACTACATGTCGGAAGCAAATGTAACTGACAAAGAACTTACAGTATTACAAGAGTCACTACAGACTGAATGGACTCCAGAACTTGAAGAAAAGGTAGATGTTGCCTTAGATGAATTTGTTTCTGAATATAGAAATGAAGACGGTACATTCGATATAGATAGATTTGACGGAGAGATAACTAACGAAGGTTTATTCGGATCTATATTTGGTGGTTTAACTGGATTTGCTTTAGGTAAAACAATTGGTAAAACAATTGCTAAAGTATTAGGTATTGAAAAAGGAGTATTTTATAACATGTTAACTTCACGATTAGTTGGTGCTGCTTTAGGTGCTGCTATCGGTAAATCAATGTAAATGATATACGTAACAATTGACTTTTCTTTAAATTCACCAGGAATCTGTATTTATACAGAGGACAACAAGTATAATTTTATTGGTTATTTAAAACCAAAGACTGGAACTAAAAAAGAACAAAGAATGCAGGAAGAGCTTAATATGCTTGATGGTGTTCAAATGTCGTATCAGCCTGATTGGACTAACAATGAAGCTTACTCAAAAAGTGAGATGATCAAAGTTCAACGACACATGAAGACTGCTGATGACATTATTAATTTTATTACTAAGATAGCGGATCCTAATAAACAATACGTTATAGCATTTGAAGGATCTTCTTATGGTTCTTCTGCAGGTACTAATAATATAATAGACATGGCGGCTGGGGCTGCTATCCTAAAGATGGAACTAATGTCTAGACTTGAAGTCTTAGATATCTTAACAGTTGCACCATCTACAATCAAGAAGCATGCGGGTAAGGGTAATATGAAGAAAGACCAACTTTGGCTTAAATTCTTAGAGAACGTATTAAATGACCCTTCATTAGAAAACTCTGAACTACATAAATACTGTAAAGATAATATTGGGGAAGTTACGAGAGTCCCTAAGCCGTTAGATGATTTGGTTGATGCTTATTTCTTAAACCACCTAGCTAGAACACTATTTAACCCGGAACCTTAAATACTTTAATTATACTATAGATCGGGAATAAAGTTTCAAGAATAGTAAAATAATTTAATAAATAAAAAAGAAAGCATGCAAACAATTCCAACTTCTAGGCTCATGGAGCTTAAAACAACATTGCAATTGATGACTAATATGAACTTAATTGAAGAATCGGAGATGGTTAATATATTAAATAAAGCAGGTTTATCAAAAACAAAGGAAGATGACAAATGGGTTGACACCCAAGGATCAATCTATACCTTCCAAAAATAAAAAGAATAAATAAATTAGTTATAATTGAAACCTTTTAAAGTTTCTCTATATAACTCTTGTAAGTTTATTTAAAGGGCCCTTAAAGAACTCAAAGTTTAACAGAAATTAACAGAAATTAACGATTTAAAAGATTTAAAGAAATGGCAGAATTTGACATTTTCAACTTAAGCGTAAGCGATGTTGAAACCCACGAAGCAAAAAGCACAAGAACGGATGTATTATACAAGCCAAGTGCAGATCAAGGAAAAGATGGAACCTATAAAGCGCTAGTACGTTTTGTTCCTAATCCAGAAAACCCAAGAAACTCATTAGTAAAAAAGTACGTACACTGGTTAACAGATGCATCAGGTAACGGTCGATTAGTTGACTCACCTAGTTCTGTTGGAGAATCGTGCCCAATTGCAGAAGTATTCTTCAAGTTACGTAATAGTGACTCGGCAGTTGATCGTAAGATGAGTGAAAAACTAAAAAGACGTGAACAATATTACTCTCTTATTAAAGTAATTAAAGATCCACAAAATCCAGAATTAGAAGGTACATACCTTATCTACAAGTTTGGATATAAGATCAAAGAGAAAATTGATGCAGAATTAAAGCCAAACTTTGGTGAACCAACTCAAGTATTTGACCTATTTGCAGGAAAGAACTTTGAATTAGTAATTACTCGTCAAGGAGAATATAACAACTATGATACCGCTAAATTCTCATCATCTAACAGTGCTATCGATTTAAGTGGTACACCGGCTGAAAGAACTAAAGAGGGTATGGCATTAATTAAAGAAGAGTTAGACAATGCTCCATCTTTAGAGCCTTATCAATATAAAGCATGGGATGGTGATGCAAGAGATTTCGTAAATGGAATTCTTAGACAATACTTAAACCCAGGAGATTCATTAGATTCAGTAGTTTCTAAACCAGCCGCTAAAGCAGTTCCTAAAAAGACAGCTGCACCCGTAGGTTTAACAGCAGTTGAAGCAATACCAACCCCTGTATCAAACGTAGACAGCGGTGATGATTTAGATTCTTTTCTAAATGACTTAGATATTTAAGACAGAATTAATATATTAAAATACAAAGGGCCCTTATGCATATAACCTGCTCAGGGCCCTTTCTTTGTTTTAAATAAATATAATCATAGTAAAAATATCATGAATGAGCGCACCAACTAAAATAGATGAAGCATTAAAATCAAAGATTAGAAGTCTTGTGAAGCAAGTTGCAACAACGCAACACCGAGATCATAATAAACAAATGCTTAAGGAAATGCCAGGTAGATTAACACTAGCATGTCCTTATTGTGGAGATTCAACAACAGATACTCATAAAAAGAGAGGAAATATCTATTGGGATAGTTTACAATTTCATTGTTTTAATTGTTCAGAACACGGTGATGTTTATTCATTATTAAAAGATCATCATATTGGTTTTAAAGATCGTGAAGATTCTATTGCAGTTATTGATTTTATACAAGATCATAGAGTTCAATCCAATTCAGTTGAAGTTTTAGAACATGATGTATTTAAAAGAATATATGATTTAGCCCCAACCAAAGAAGAACTTACTAAGGCATTTGGTTATGTAGAAATAGAACCAGGAACTCCAGGTTATTTTTATTTAAGAGGTAGAATGCTATCACATAAGTTAGAGAACTTTATGTATTCTCCTAAAGATAAGAGAATGGTTGTATTAAATATGGCTCCAAATAATAAAGTAATTGGATTCCAAACTAGAGCACTATCTAAATATAAAAGCGCAAGATATCTAACATATGATATTGAAAGAATATATCAAGATCAAGGTAAAGAGTTAAATGTAGTTGAAGATGAGTTAATTAGTTTAAAGAAAATATCTACATTGTTTGGTATATTACAAGTTGATTTCCAAAGAACAGTTACAATGTTCGAAGGACCTATCGATGCTATGTTTATGCAAAATAGTATAGGACTCGCAACTGCCGGTAGATCAACAGAGGAATTTGATGAGATACCAACAATACGTTACATGTTTGATAACGATAAAACTGGTAAGGAAAAGATGATGCAAAAACTACGTAGAAATAAAGAGATATTTATGTGGGGTAAATTCTTTAGCGAAACCAAGTTAGATGTTAAATGGGAAAAGTATCTCGATAATATGGATAAAAAAAATAGAGATAAATATCCTAAGGAAATAGGCGACTTAAACGATTTGGTTAGAGTTGTATATTATTTAAAAGATGGGTGTATGAAACACCTACCAAAATATTTTAGTAATTCAAAACTGGATGCTTATTTCTTATGAAAAATATAGATATTAATGCAATGATAGATCAAGAGTTTGAAGACTTTGAAAACGATCGAAAGAGTAGAAAGAATATAAAGCTATTATTAAGCTTTAACAGAAACTCTGTTTTAAATTATGATGAAAAGAATATAGTGATGTCAGAACCTAAATTTAAAAAGAAGGTAGGAACTAGTATTTATATTAAACAAACTAAGAATAAGAATAACAATCAACTTTTTTAATTAGATAACATATGGCAGACTTAAAAGAAAAGATCCTTAAATTAGATGAGTATCTTGGTAAACAAAGAATAGACTGGACTGATAAAATCAAAGAACTTACCGTTAATTTAAAGAAGGGTATTGAACTTGAGGAAGTTAGTGCATATACATTAAGTTATAGACAAATATTAGTAGAACAACTTGCTTCAATGTCTAATAAGATGAGAGCGCAAAAAGGAACAGTTGATCAAAAGTATAAACAAAAGTGGATAGAATATTATCAGTATGATTATAAACTAACCGATAAACAAAGGGAAAGATTTCTAGAATCAGATCTTGCAGATGATAAACAACTGTATGATTTACTAGAAACGCAGAAAAGCTTTATTGAAGCTTCTGTAAAAACTCTTGATAATATGGGCTTTGCAATAAAGAATCGCCTCGATATGTCAAGAATATAAAAAATAGTTCAATGATAATTGATACTAACATTAACTGACGATAATCAATTTTTACGAATTGATGATGCTACTGAACTTGAATTAGAACAGATTACAATCTCCCTGACGAAACGTATCGACAGTTGGAGATTTAATCCGTTAGTAAAGCGAGGAGTGTGGGATGGATATGTCTCTTATATTAAAGATGACAAATGGATTCCAGCTGGATTGTGGAGATACGTAATTCAGATTTGTAAAGATTATAAAATAGAGATCCAACTAAATGGTATTAAACGTTTAATTGATCCAGATATTAATGCAGAATCCTTTGAAGAGTGGGCACTTGCTTTCTTTGATGGTGCTGAGATAACTCCAAGGGATTATCAGATAGAAACTGCATATAATATACTTAAATTCAGAAAGTGCTTAGCTGAGCTTGCAACATCAGCAGGAAAGACACTTATTAGTTTTTTAACCGTAGCATATATGCTTGAAAAGAAAAAGGCAGAAAAGATACTATTTATAGTACCTAATGTTTCTTTAGTATTACAAGCACATGAAGATTTTCATGACTATAATTATATGAATAAGGTTGATTTAAAAATACAACAGATATTTGCAGGTAAAAAGATCAAGAGTAATAAGAATGTCATTATCGGTACATATCAGTCTCTTGTTAAAAAAGACAAGGAATATTTTAAGCAATTTGATGCAGTTATAGTTGATGAAACCCATAAAGCAAAAAGTGCTTCAATTAAAACAATCCTACAAAAATGCACAAGTGCTCAATATAAATACGGACTATCAGGTACAATACCGAAGGATGGTACTTTAGACAAACTAACACTTATGAGCCAAACTGGACCGGTGATTAGTGAAGTAAAAGCAAGTTTCTTACAAGAACAAGGACATATTGCACAATGTTTAGTTAAGGTAATTGAAATGAACTATGCAACGGATAAACAAAGACAGGCATTTCAAGAGCTTGCGCAAAATAAATATGATAGCAAAGATGTATTTTCATTGGAACAGAATTTCGTTATTAATAACGAAGGTCGTCTTAATTTCATTACAAGCGTTATTTCCAGAATACCCAGGAATAGCCTTGTCCTTTTTCACAGAATTGAACATGGTAAAAAAATATATGAAAAGCTTAGACAAGAAAGTAATAAGCGTGTATTTTATGTTGATGGTGGAACTGACAAAGATATTAGGGAAGAATACAAAAAGAAGATGGAAGCAGGAGAAGAAGTTGTTATTGTCGCATCGTTTGGTACCTTCTCGACAGGTATCTCAATTAAAAAGATACACAATATCTTCTTTACGGAATCTTTCAAATCGGAAGTAATCATAAGACAGTCGATTGGTCGTGGATTAAGACAGCACTCGTCCAAAGATAAGGTACTAATAGTAGATTTTGTAGATAATATAAGAACAAGTGAATGGGATAATTACCTTTATAAACACAGCAAGGCCCGGCAATCAATATATAAACAAGAAAAATTTGATTATAATATTAAAATAGTCAGATTTGAAGGAGATATATAGAAGTATAGAAATAAATTAAATAAAAATACAATAAAATGGCAGAAATTAATAGAATAACGTCTTTTAAGACTTTTTCGGAAATCAAAGAAACTAAAGTTGCTACAAAATTAGCTGAAGAGAATGCTACAAAGCGTTCTGTTTTATCTACAAGAATATCAGTATTGCTTGATGAAATGGAAATTAATTCATTTGAAGATTTAGCAGAAGATGCTAAAAGAGAATTTATAACTAAGGCATTTGGAAACGTTTCTGAAGAAGAAGTTGAAGTTGAAGTATCTGATGAAATTGAAGACGAAGAAGTTACTGAAAAGACATATAACAAAAAGTCTTTAATGAAAGCTATGAAAGCTGATGACGGTATGATTCAATTAGGAAATGGAGAAGAGTATATTATTTACGCTTACGGTAATGGTAATGACGATAATGATGATATGTGGAAGGATAGAACAATCTTTGCATTAGATCAAGACGGTGATGAATATGAAATTGAATATTCTGATATTGTAAGTTACAATGAATCAGTAGTTAATGAAGCTAAGGAATTCAGTATTAAAGAAAATGTACAACACGAACTTAATGAAGCTATTATCATAACAGGTAAAAGAGGAGCTAAGAAAGTATTTAATCAATTAGTTAAAATATGGAACGAATATCCTGCATTTGGAGCTAATGATAAAGCACATACATTAGGAATATTAAGACAATTATTCTTTGATGCAATGGAAGATGCAAACTTCTCTAGAGAAGCTTATGCTATCATGAAAACAATTAAAGGTAATATTAAACCAGTAACTATTAAAGTTACAGAATTAGGCGGTGCAGAATTAAGGTTACCAATGCCTAAAATTAGAGAAGCTATTTCAGAACTTGCATCTAGAATAGCAAATGCTGGAGATTGGGGTGGAATTACAATCGTTGAAGGAACTGCAATGTTCTTAGACTATTTAAAAGAAACTAAAACAGCTGAAAACTTACTTAATGGATTTAATTCACAATTTGAATCAGTTCAAATTATGGAATCTAGAGTTTCTGAAGGAAGAGCATTTGTTGCAGCTGCTAGAAAAGCTAAAGATGAAGGTTTAGAAGAATTTGAATATGACGGTAAAAAATATCCAGTTCTTTTAAAAGAAACTAAAACAGTATTAAACGAAGGAACAAGAGGACAAGTTGGTATTATCGATAAGAAAGGTAATATTACTTCAATATACACACACTACGATTCTTACCCAGAAAACGTATTACCAGTTATTAAGAAACATTATAAAAACGCAAAAGCAGTTAATAATTTAGTTGCTAAAGGAAACAGTTCAGGTATCGGTGCAATCGACAAGATGAATTTTTACAATGATGGATCTTCAACTATGACAGGAAAATCTAACAAGATCGATGCATATTTAAAGGATGCCGATAGAGACGGTGGAGCAGAGTATGTATATTTATACGATGAAGCTACTAAGAAATGGATGATGGCAGATATTTATAAAGGAAAGGGATTAACACCAGCATTTGAATCAG